TGATAGTATGTCTGAATGGGCTGGACAAAATTTAACTGAAACTGAAAAACAGGCTTACAATACTGCGGTGAACAGCAAAGATTTAGAAGCTGTGAAATTAGCAGTAGTAGGACTTAAAGCAAGATATGCACAATCAACAGGAAGTGAACCTCAATTAGTTGAAGGTAAAGCATCTCCTAGTGGTGAACAAGGTTTTCAATCTTGGGCTCAAGTGACACAAGCGATGTCCGACCCTAGATATGCTAAAGACCCTGCTTATCAAGCTGAAGTAAAAAATAAACTAGCTAACAGTAAAATCTAATAGAGGATAATACAATGGCAAAAAAGAAAAAAAAGAAAAAAGATAAGAAGAAGAAAAATAAGAAGAAAAAAAGATAATGTGTATAAGTTCACCTAGTCAATCAATTACTCAAACCGCTAAAAAAGCTACTAAAAAGAAAAACAAGAGAGCTATAGTTAATGATACAGAAAGCGTTGCTTCTACTAATACTAAAAAGATAGCATCAGTAAATAATGTATCAGGTATGAGTAATTATGACACAAGTGGACGTTTAAACATTTCTTAATTAGAAAAGGAGACGTATGTTTTTATACGCTTTAAAGAAAAAGTATGAAGCAGAGATTGCTGAACATACTTCGGTTGTTGATACTTACTTGAAAAATCCAGTAGGTATTCCTGACCACGACAATATTCTTGAAACAGTTAAAAATAGATATGATAAATTAACTCTATCTACTTTAGCGTTAAAGAATATAAATGACCTTCTTGATAAGGCTCAAGAAGCTGAGAAGAAAAATAAAAAATAGTTGTGCAACCTTTATAGGTGGCAACTGCCAAGTAAATAAGTAGATTAACTTGACCTTCCTGCGGGAAGACAATTTAGTATAAGAAGCTGAAAATACAAGGCTTTTATTAACTAACCATAAATCAAAGGAGATTATTATGGCGGCGGCAACACCAGCGAGTATACCTCAGGTAAACTCAACAGGTACAGAAGACGCATTGTTTCTAAAAGTTTTTGCGGGAGAAGTTCTTACTTCTTTTGACAGAGCTTCAAAAACAGGCGGAGCAGAGATGGTTCGTTCTATCTCTAGTGGTAAGTCGGCAACCTTCCCAGTAATGGGCAGAATTGATGCGGCATATCATACGGCAGGAGCAGAAATTTTAGGCTCAACTGCTAACCACAACGAAAAGGTTATTACAATTAATGACCTTTTAACATCTTCAGTATTTTTATCAAATATTGAAGAAGCAAAAAACCACTGGGACGTAAGAAGTGCATACTCAGCCGAAATTGGCAGAGCTTTAGCTTTTGTTAAAGATAAGCACGTTTTACAAACTATTGGTCAATGTGCAATAGGAACTACACCTAACGTAACAGGTGGAGATACTACAAGTAACATATTTGACGCTAACATAGCTTCAGCAACAGATGCAACTGCCGCTACGGCGATGATAGGTGCTATCTTTTCTGCGGCTAAACAGTTAGACGGAAATTATGTTCCAAGTGAAGGCAGAAAATGCTTTATGAGACTTGAAGAATACTACAAATTAGCAAACGCTACAAACGTAATCAATGCTGATTTCAGTGGTAAAGGTTCAATCGCAGAAGGCAGAGTTGCAAGAGTAGCAGGAATTGATTTAATTCCAGTTCCTCATTTTGTTGAATCAAATGTAACTTCAGGAGTAGACGCAGGTTCAGCTACAGCAGGTGGTTCAAACCCTCAAGCTGTGGATTTAAGAACTTTCGTAGCTCTTGTATCGCACCCTTCAGCAGTTGGTACTGTTAAACTTATGGACTTGGCTGTTGAGTCAGATTATGACATCAGAAGACAAGGTACATTAATGGTCGCTAAATATGCTATGGGTCATGGTACTCTTAGACCTGAAGCGGCTGTAGGAATTAAAGAAGCGTAATAGTTTCTTTATACTATAACACAAAAACACTTAGAGAGGGCGTTGAAATATACGCCCTTTCTTACTTTAACTTCAAGATATGCCTAGTGGGTATCTTGATTAACTCGCTTAAAAAAGAAAGGAGTAACAATGACACTAGACTTAACACCGTTTAGAGCTTTCACAGTAGGCTTTGATAGCCTCTTTGATGAGCTTGATAGTTTTAAGACTGTTAGTTATCCACCATACAATATTGAAAAAATAAAAGATGGTGCATATAACATTTCAATGGCGGTTGCAGGGTTTTCAAAAGATGACCTGACAATCTCTGTTAAAGAAAATGTCTTAAAGATAAAAGGAAAAAAAGTAAAGAATGAGAAAGATTTTCTTTACAAAGGTATTGGTGAAAGGTCTTTTGAACAATCATTTAAACTTGCTGAATTTACGGAAGTAAAAGAAGTTAAGTTAGAAGATGGTGTTCTTAATGTTTCTTTGATTCAGGATTTACCTGAAGAGAAGAAAGAAAAGACTATCAAAATATCTTAAACATAAGAGTCTAGGGGGGAGTCAAATCCCCTCTAGTTATTTTAATAATTAATAAAGAGGATATATGGATAAACTTAAACAAAAATGGCAAAGCCTTACTAATAAAAATAAGATTAGAGTTAGTGTGGCGGCAGTTATTATAGTTATCGTTTTGATTAGTATTATAAAATAATGGCAACACAAATTACCCCAACTACTGAACTTCAGGCGGTAAACCAAATGCTGTCGGTTATAGGAGAAGCTCCTGTTAATACAATTACAGGAACTACTACAACTGACGTATCTGTCGCTAAAAATATTTTAGATGAAACATCTATGACTGTTCAGTCTATGGGTTGGAATTTCAATACTCATTATGCTTATACACTAACAAAAGATATTGATAATAAAGTTCCCTTACCTTCTAATTGCGTCCAAGCTGACGCATCTGCACAATACCGATACTTAAATATAGTTATGCGTGATGGTTATTTATACAACATAACTGATTCTACAGACGTTTTCGGTACGTCTTCAGTCCTACCTACATGTGACTTAGTTCTAGTCCAACAATTTGAACAACTCCCCGAATATGCAAGACAATATATAACAACGAAATCCGCTAGACGTTTTGCGTCAAGATTTATTGGAGATAAAGAAATTGTTGAATTGGCAGGAAATGATGAACAAGAAGCACTTTCGGCTTTTCAACAAGCGGATAGTAGAAGTGCTGATGCAAATATTTTAGAAGGAGATTCTAATACTTATTCAATAATTAATAGAACTCAAAGGAGAACTTAATAATGGGTGGCGTTGTTTCACAATCTATACCTAATTTTCTAAATGGTATGTCTCAACAAACTCCATCACAACGAGGAATTAATCAAGGTCAAGACCAAGTTAATTTACAAAATAATATTGTTGATGGGTTGTCAAAGAGACCACCGTTAGAATATGTCGCTACTTTAGATGGTACGAATGTCTTTCCTAATACAACTAAAATATGGAATATTCAAAGAGATTCAAACAATCGTTATATGTGTGCGTTCTATGATAATGGAGTTAGAGTTTTTGATTTATTAGGTAATGAAAAAACTGTCAGTTATCCTGATGGAAATACATATCTTAATTCTACTAATCCTAAAAACGATTTTCGTATGGTTAATATTGCTGATTACACTTTTGTTGTTAATAAGTCTATTACTCCCACTGCGGATAGTTCAACTTCGGCGGCAAAAATAGAGGAATTTCATGTTTACTGTAAAGCAACTAATTATGGTAGAGAATATAAAGTTGGGGTTAATCACCCTGATATTGTTACAGCAGGAATTACTGAAGGATATGAAGTAATATTTCAAGTACCTACAGGAAGTGTTGCGGCAACAGATAGCAAATTTAGAGATACAAATAAAATTACAGATATACTTTTATTAGGCACTGCAAGTGCACATTATGATGCTACTGCTGATGGAATAGGATTTAAAACAATTAATAAAGCGACAGGTGCAAGTGTATCTACTACACAAGGATTAAATAATTATGCACCTATTACTGCTGAATTTACTTTTGAAGCATTTGACTCGGTTATCTATGGTAAACCGACTGATGGAGATGAAGATTATGAAGTAACAACTTCTGATGGTTCGGGCAATACAGCTATGTATGTTATTAGAGATACGATACAAGATTTTACAAAATTACCTTATTACGGAAAAGTAGGAACTATTGTTAAAGTTACTGGTGACGAAGGTGATACGCTTTCAGATTATTTTGTAAAATTTTCAGGTGATGGTGTGTGGACTGAAACTATAGCTCCTGCAACAAGTCTAGGAGTAACAGACACAACAATGCCACATGCTTTAGTAAATAATAATGATGGTA